AGCCAATTCATTCGCTCGGCTATCTCATACACAAACTCACTTTTTCCGCTACCTGGACTACCTGTCACTATTAGCAATTGCTTCGTGCAAAACGATATGTTTTTATCAAACTCATCGAAGCCTATCGTAAGACCACGTTGAAATCCATTTTCATATAGGTCATCCAATTCGGGTTCAAAGTCATCAACCTCAACACCACCATCTATATTTGCATCTTTCGCATTGTCAAATGCTTCTCTTACTGCGTTAACTCCGTCTGCAATTAGCAAATCATTTGCATCTTTACATCTGCCAAATGTAATTATCTTACAACGTTCTGCCCCGAAACGATACACAAGCGCATCACGTAGATTGATACCAGCAACATCCGTATCAACTGCAATGTAAATCACTTTCTTGTCATCAAAATGTGATTCGATAAAATCGTCAAGGTATTCCAAATTCTCATTTTTCCCATTGCTACCATTCGGGACACTCACCACATTTTTAAAACCGCACTCGTGAAATGCCATTGCATCGAATTCTCCCTCAGTTATGATACATTCCGTTTCGCCTTTAATTGCATCAACATTGAAAGGTATTTTCTTGGCATCCTTGACCATTACAAACTCTTTGTCTCTGCTACGATATTTGATGTTGATTAGTTCGCCATCCTGATAGTACGGAAAACAAATGCAAGTTTTTTTTGTCCACTCGCTCGTGTCCTTATCCATAACTGTTGCAACACCTTGACTGATTTTAAATTCTGCCATTGTTTTCTTGGTGATTTTGCGTGATGCAAACATATCAACTATTGCTTGTTGCAAATCGGTATTTGTCGGTGCGTTTGGTTTAACATATACATTTTTTGTGTCGTACAATGGTCTGTATCCACCTCGTGCAATTGTACCACTTGCGCCACAATGGTTGCAATGGTACATACCATTTATGTTAATGCTCATTTTCTTCTGCCGTTGGTGCGACTGCTTTCGGTATTTCGAGCAAAACGGACAAATGATGTACGTTTCGGTCTTTGTCAATTTCATCGGTGCGATACCAAGCACCGACCAATCAAAATTATAACTGCTCATAGTTTATTCCTCTATTTTTATAATATTCTTCATTTTCCTTTGCAACTCTTTCCGCATCCGCTTCCAATAATGCCTTTAATTTGTCCTCCTGCTCTTTTCGCCAAATGTCTTCTTTCTCTTTTTTGTTTGCCTCTGCCTTTGCTTTCGCTATCTCATCAGATGCAACCTTGAGAAACCAAGAACGGAAATGACTGCAATAGTCTTTGTATCTTTCGTGCGACTTACCGCTATGCTCAAGCGAAACGGCAAATCGCTGAAACCACTCGTATTTTTTATCTGCCGATAGTAAATTGCGCTGAATGAAATACTCCATATCTGCCGACTTCATCATTGCATCAAGAAAATTGTCACGGCAGTCATAGTCTTCTTTACTTTCTTGTTTTTCTTGTATGTTCTTTACTTTCTTATGATGAGTACCATTTGCAGTTTCATTTGCAGTTTCATTTGCAGTTTCATTTGCAGTTTCATTTGCAGTTTCATTTGGAGTTTCGTTTGACTGATAAACATCGTACTTACATATTGATATTAAATTAATTACGTTGCTTTTTTGCAGTTTCACTTTTCCGGTTTTTTCAAGGTACGAAATAAATCTAATTACTTTATTTCTTGACCATTTCCACCGATTCGATAATTTATCATAACTGGCTGCTACCTGACCACGTTTAACATCAACCTTGACGCCTCTGATAGCAAAAGATGTATTTTTAAAATTTGCAAGTAGTAGCAAATCCTCAAACGCGCCCCACCGAGTTTTTGGCTCAGCGAAGTACAACTCATCCTCAAAACAACATCTATGAATTTTTATAAAACCATCCATATAATCAAATAAAAAAACCTTTGCTTTCCAATCCCAAATGTTGCGAACGGGATTGTACTCGCAAAGGTATATCTAACGTTAAATGGTCGCAACTCCATCCAAATTATTTCCTTAAAAAGTAACACCTATTGTACGATAGATAGGTGTTACGATGCATAACCTAAAATCCAATAATAATACTATGCTATTGCAGTAATGAAATACTCTTGGCATCTCTATGCCATCGTGGTATCGTACAAATGCAAAGATAGTGATTTTCGGTGACCAATCAAATAATTGTAGGCAGAATTTTATATCCAAAAGAGCCAATCATTAATCCCCTGACAATAACAGGCTTCGCCATCACGTACCAATTGCCTCAAATCCTGAAGTACGATGCTTGTAGGTTTATTTGTAAGTTCTGCGAGTTCGATTGCAGTACAATAGAAAGGTATTATCTTTTCCTTTCGTTTGGCTGCGCATAACGTTTCTAATGCTTCTTTCGTTGTCATTTGAATATGTTTTTAAGTTTGCTAATAAATGTGCCGTTTTCGCTCTGCTTGGTCTGCAATTATTTTATCAGTTTTGACTGCTCAAATATAATCGTTTGTTGTTGCAAAATCTTATCGGCAGACTCCGCTAATTTACGTTTTAACTCATTTACCTCGTTTGCAATCACGGCAGACTCTTCGGTCTTTGCCTCTGGTATTTTGCCAAATATTTTGATTGCCACATCAAAATGTGTCAATTTAGGTTAAAAATCAATATCGGTATTAAAGTTGTTATCAGGGATGCTATCACTCGCAAAATATTCTCGCCATTTGCAGATGATGTACGTATCAGTAATCATATACAATCCTTTGCATCGCTGGCAATTGTTTTGTATGCTAACTGTTCGGTTATATCTCTGGCATCCCTCAATCCTATCGGTCTGCTCACGTAGGTTTAAATGATAAGGTATTTTCATAAGATAAAAAATTAAGGTAGGCAGATTGCTCCACCTATCTGAGTTAATACTATTTAAGCAATTCACTCGCTAATTCAACACGTTCAATCAATGTTGCTATGTCTTCCTCACTCGGTACAATCCAGTATGCATTTGGCATTGGTGTAATAAAACCATCATACACAACAAATAAGCATCTATCTTTGCCGTTGCATATACAATGTGATACGCATTGCCAATAATAGTCTGCATTCTCTTCCTTGAGTGTTTCGGCATAGTTTTCGCTCACTTTAAATGCCTCAATAAACTTGTAACTAATTTGAGGGTTAAAAGGGCATTTGATTTCAACTGGATATTTCTCGCCATCAATATCTATCAATCCGTCTGAAGAGTCACCCCACGTTTTGATAGTTGGATGCAAGATAAAACCGCACTCATCTATTTGCTTACCAAGCATCGTTGCAGTCAATGCTCTTGCTTCGTCTTCGTGGCTTGTACCCCATTCAGTTGCTCGGCTGGATGAGTTGATACGATATAACCACTCATCAAAATTTATGTTGCCGTTTTCAAGGTTTTGACGGATGATTTTGTCACAATTGGTTTCGCTAATGTAGGTTAAACCAGTCTGCGAAAATACCGCATATTTTGCTCTACCCTTACCGACAAGTTTTGCTATTTCGCTTGAAGTAAACTTGCCCATACGAGCAATATACCATTCTTTTGTTCTCTGTTCCATAGGATTAGTTTTTAGATGTTAATGATGTTTTTACTTGTTTAACCAAGTCAACGAAAGTATTGACCGATTGATATTTTGCGTACTTATTCCATACGGCATTAAGTTCCGTAACGTCCTTTGATTTGCGTACCTCATCAAGTGCCGTTGCAAACTCGTCAACCTTTGCTGTACTATATGCCGTTTGCTTGTGATATTCGTCCGTATCTGCATCTTTGCTATCATCTATAGCAAATAGACCATTTAATGAGTACTTACGAGCGTAACTGGATGCCGTGCCAGTTATCTGCGAGTCATCCATACCCTTTTTTGCTTCACTTTCACGTGCAAATGCCGATGTGCTAACTTGCAAACCATCTTTGTTAGTGATGGTCGCAGTTGCTCTAACATAGATGCGACCGCCTACCTCCGTCACATCATCGGTCAATGTCAGGTAGCAATTATTTGCCAAAAGCAGTGGTTTAACACTCTCCAAAATACTCTCACAACTGCGATAGTTGTAGTTTCCAAACGAGTTTCGCTTGTCCTTTGGTGCTTTCAACTCACATTGGATTTTAATCAATTCTTTCATCATTTTGTTTACATTTTTAGGTTCAACATACTCATTAATTTTTGTTTCCATTTTTTAAAATGTTTATAAGTTAATAAATAAGGTTATTTGTCAAGTATAGAGCCGAGATAGGCAAACGCAAATCCGAGTGCAATAATTCCTAATTTTGCCAATATATTGATGTTTATGATGCATCCTGATATGATGCAGACAAAGAAACATATTGCGCAGATTTTACTTACTATTTTTGACATCTCTAAATGCCATTATTAAGGTTAATATAACTGCAATTGCAAGGCAACAACATCCAAATGGATGCGGAGCAGATGCGCCACCTAATGCAAATAGGCAGACAACTAATATAATCACGATAGATTCAATCATACTTTTCATAGTTATTTCCAATTTTGTTGTTTAACATAGTCACTTACTTTCTCAATAGATTCTTTTGTCAAGCATACAAATTCGCCGCCTTGACCACCACGAGGAGCATCATTGCCGACTGCTAATTTTAATCCAAGCGCATAGCATATCGTACACGCATTGTTGTAGTCGGTATCACGCAATGTGATGTAGTTTCCGTAACCTCGCCACTCTTTGCGTACCTTCTGCCCAATAAATAAACATTTGATGACGTTGGCATAGCACACTTTTAATTCACCATTCTTTTTTACCAATTTTGAGTTGCTAATCAACTCGCTTAATTCTTTTGCTTTCATTTTAATAAGTTTTTAGGTTAGTAATTTGTTTTTGTTGATACAAAGATAAGTCAAACATCAATACGTTGTTCTCGCAGATGCAATTATTTTTCTCAAAAACGAAAAAAAATTTTACCTAATTTTGTAATTAGATAAATATCAATGATTTACGGAATGTAAAAAAAGTTAGAAAAAATTTGATTGTGTGGCAGAAAATTATAATCTCTCGGCAAAATAGTTGTTGACAAGGTTGACGAATTGCTCAACATCGTAGCAGACTGCAACGTAGTATCCTCTATCACGCAATGCATCAATCATCATATCTTGCTCGTGTGATGTTCTGCCGTGTGGCTTCTTCATTTCGGCAAATAATCCGTGATATTTTCCGCACGGCTCTGGTATAAGCAAATCAGGTACACCTTTTGTCGCACCCTCAGCCTTGAGCATTGCACCAGTTACAACACTACGTGCGCCTCCATTTGGTATGGCGAAAATGATTTTGTTTTGATACTGGTATCTAAACCACCTCACGCAAGAAACTTGTATTTTATGTTCAATTTGTCGCATAAATGTATTATCTTTGCATCGTTCTCATAAAATGGTTTCCTAATTTTACTTGTAGGACTTGTTATTTTTATTTTTATTTTTATTTTTTGTGCCGATCCTTTCAATGTCGGTCAGATTACTCCTTTCAATGTCGGTCAGTTGCGAAAACTCACCGACATTTCTTTATTGATACTTTTGCAACTCAAACGTAGCCTTTCCATCATTCCAGTTGGCAGACACCCACATCCACAAACATCCGTCAAACTGCAATATGTTATTCTCCTTGATTTGAAAATATTCAAAGGCAGACATTTGACAAACTACCTTTATTGACGTTGATATGTCGCAGATATTTTGCAAATCGGCATTTTTACCAAAATAGTAATCAGCTCGGTAAAGATTGTCACCACCACCGACTGCAATTGTCGGTTTTTTCGCTTTGCCTTTGTATGATACCACTCCGTCACTTTCCACCTTTTCATCGTCATCGCAGTATAGGTATTGCGTACCATCGTACGATAACCCCTCACTACATTTTAATTTACATAGTTCTTTGTCTGCCGATATCACATCGTTGCCTATCGTGTATATAACCGACAATACTTGACTACCAACGTACTCATCACTATCAAATATAACTTTGTTTTGTCTTGCAAAATCACCGACCTTACGATTAACATCAGAGGTGCTAATGATGTTAGCAAGTTTCTTGCGTTGCCATTGCGCCATATTGTTCATTGGTGTGAATTTGATGGCATTGTTTTCAAACGTCACGTATACATTGAATATATACCGATACAAATTAAGTACATCGGCAAACGATAATTTAGGTATATTGTCAATGAGATATACTTGCACATCTGCACCGAGATTTGCAGAGATGCCAGACGATACAACATCAAACGTGACCGATAGTGGGCAAGTTATACCACCATCCCAACCATAGTTCAAAATACCACGAAACGCATAGCCACTTATGTCTGCTCCGCTTGTGTGACGGAAATTATCTTTTTTCGTAAAATAGTAATGTATTTCTTTGTTTGTGGTGCTATCAACTCGCTTTAGCGTGATAGTTCTGCCACCTAATGGTGTGCCGATTGATGGTCTTGCCTCTCCTTGCGCTTTTAAACTTGTATCAAAAGAATAGTCACCATAAAACTTAAATTGCCAAGAAGACACATCTTTATGCCCAGTTGTCTGCGTATGACTCATCAGGTACACATCACTTGGAAAGTTGTTTGGAAAAGTCAAAGTAATTTCATCAAACGAACGGATTTTAAAAAATTTCTCATACACACCATTTGTACGAGGGTTATAGATTTCAACACCAGCACGTCCTACCTCAATCAGCTCGCTCCAAAAGTACGATGAAAAGTCTTCAACCATTTCAATTGCATTATTCCAATTCAATGACAATGTGCGTGTGTTTGATGACTGCGTATAAGCACTATTAATTGTCTTTCGTTCGCTTTCTGCCGTAGTATTGGTAACTATAAATAGATGTTGAGGTATGTTTGTAAAATCAAAGGTTATCGGGCAGAAATTTGAAGCCAATAACAAGTTTAGTTCTATGCTCGGGTATAGGTGCAGAAAATTATTGTAGTATCCTGCCTTTGCATATAATAAACCTTGCGATGTGACAGATGTAGGTGCGTATGTTAAGTCATTTAATCGGCAAGTTACAGACCTATCAACAGACAACCAATTAATCATTTCGCCCTTTTCGCTAACATCCTTCAATGAGATCAAGTCGCCAAAGATAAACACGCAGTTATATTTAGTCGCATCGCATTTGTCAACGTAGATATAACCATCAAGGTTGACCGAGTCAAATTCTAATCGTGCCGTTGATTTCTTACGTGCCATCGTTCCAATCGTGTGCCAATTTTGCGACATTTGGAAAATCTCTTCATTTTTCATTGTTATTGGCAAAGTAAAATTCATTGTGCGCTCAAGTTCAAGACTACCGAAATTAAGCGCATTGTTTTTCTTACTGAATGATATTTTTGTACCATCACTCACATCGCAATATCTGCCGTTTACCTTAATCTGCATTGTTGTACAAGTTTAGTTCTACTTCAAATTTATATTTACCAAAAGCGCCACTTTTAACTGTCATTTTATCGGTCTTGAGCATACAATCGTACGTATATTGCACATTGTCATTTATCTCTAATACTACATTAGTCGCAGTCAATAGCATTGAGGAATAGTATGCGTAGTCATACGCAGTCAAGTCACTCAATCCTATTTTTGCAGTCATCACAATGCCATCTATGTTGCGTTTATATCCATTGCCGATGGTATCAAGTTCGGTCGATTTACATTGTGTGGTCATCTCATTTATTTCGACAACCATTTGCAATTGTGGCAAAGTACCATCTGATTGACTGCCGATAGGCTTCGCAATATTCGGTGTAAAGTATAATGTGCCGTAACGTACGCCATCTGCCAACTCTTTTAATCTCCATCGGTATTTTTGGTCACCATCACTATATTTTTGCACAAACGATATGATATTGTCTGCAATAGTCACGAGGCAACCACCCGAAAAAGTCGCATTAACAAATGTATCTGCATTGATACCCATCTGCACATTGTTGGTGTACAAAATTTTTGTTCCATTCAGAATAGTATCTGGCAATGGTATAGAATTAGTCAAAGGTTTGTTTCCTTGGTCATCGCATCGTGTAAATTGCTTACTAATGACCGATGCAAATGTATTTGGATTCATACCCTCCACCGATGTTGCCGTTGTGTTCGTTCCAAATGTGACAATTTCCGTAGTACTTCCGTTTGTCAAAGTAAAAGTCAATTCACCACCAAGTCGCACGGCAGATGTGATATCTGCCTCAACCACTCCGTTTTCGCTCAAGTAAGTTAATGCCGTTTGGTAGTTGTTTAACGATACCGACAATGTAAATTGTCCCGATAGAGTTGATGTAGGTTGATAGTATGCTCTTACTACATTTCGGTCACCACCATAAAATTTGTAGTGTTCGGTTAAAATAAATGGTGTGATGTATCCGTAAATATTTGCCTCAAATATCCAATTTTCCGTTTCAAATTGCTCCATATTGATAGATTTAAATTGTTGCTAATTCGGTATAGTTTGCCGTCCTGCCTTGAAATTGCGTAAACTCGCTATAGTCCATTATTGGCGCTGGTGTATTCGCCATTGCAGTTGCAAGTGCAGTATAGTCTAAACCTCCGTTTATTCTGCCACCATTTGCAATATCAAATAGTTGTTTTTGTTGTGATGTATTTAGTATCATTTCGCCCGAGTTGACTGCGATTCTGTCGCCCGATGTAGTAACTACCCCGATGTTGTCACCAATGAATGAATTACCACCAATGATACCACCATCGGCAAACTTAGCACCTTTGATTGTTTTTGTTGCCGTTGCTATATTGGCAAGTACTGTTGCAACAGTTGTCGCAATAGCAGACAAGTTTGCTGGAAATGGCACACTTTGCGCTTGCGCAACACCAGCCGCAATTGCCTTACCTGTATTTACTGCAACCTCACCGATTGCGATACTTTTTTGCAGTATAGCACCCGCCTTTGACTGCTCGTTAAATGCCAACATCATATCTGCCATTGATGACACCGCATCCTTGATCGCTTCGGCATTTGACTTTCTTCGCTCGTTCAAAAAATCACTGTTGATTTTCTTGATGTTTTCCGTATGTTGTCTTTCGTTCGCTTCAAGTTGGTCATTTATTTGCTTCTGCAATTCCTGCGTGAGCAAACCTTTTTCTGTAAGGTAGTCAAGAGTTTCTTGCAGTTCTTGTTGTCTTTTTTCGTATCTCTTCTCCTCTTCGGCCAAATCATTCTCTTCCTCTTGCAATTTTAGTACATCAAGGTATGATTGTAACTCTTCTTGTTGTCTTGCTTGATGTTCGTTCTCTAATGCATCCATCTCGGAATTGTGATTTTCTTGCAACTTCAGAAGTAAGTTATTAAGGTCGGTCTTTGCTTGGGCAGTCAATTGCGATTCATCGGCATATTGTTTGCGTAATTGCTCAATGCTACGTTCATATGCAATCTGCTTCTTTTCTTTCTCTTTCTCATAGGTATCATTTATTGCCTCAATCTGCGCATCTTTCAATTGATTTGCTATCTCGGTTTGCGTTTTCAGTTTTTCGGCAGATATGCGTTGCTCTTCTGCCTCTTGCTCTTTCATCTTATCAATTCGCTCTTGCACGATGGCATTTTGCGCATCGGTTTCTGATTTTAGGGCTGCAGTCTGCTCACGATTTAATGCCTTGAGTTGTTTTTGCAATGCTCTTTGCGCATTTGCCTCGTTTCTGCGTTGCTCGTCCAATTGCGCCTCCAAGTCGGCAATGGCATTTGCCGTTTCATCAGATGTATCGGCATTTGCTTTTGCCTCTTCTTTGGCAAGTCTTATTTTCTCTTCGGTTATTTTGATGCCCTCTTTCAAATTCTGCTCTTCCAATGCCGATGCCTTTTTTAGCATCTCAATACGTTGCGCCACAGTAAACTCTTCGGCATCGTTCGCTTCCTCTCTCAATCGTGCTATTTCTGCCTCACGTTTTGCTTTATTCTTAGTATAAACTCGCTCTTTTCCCTCAAGGTTATCCTGAGCAACTACGAGTTGTTGCATTGCTTTTGATTCCTCGCTCATAGATGCAGACCAATCGGCAATCTTTCCCGCTAACCAACCGATAGATTTGGCAAGGTCGTCAAATGCCTTATTGATAAAGTTTAGTATCGGGCGAAACGTTGACAACATTCGTGCCATATTTGTACCTGCCTCATCATTCTTTGCAAATGCTGTTTTTAACTTATCAAATAGTGCAACGATGACATTTAACGCAGCCGAAAACCACCCGAGAGGTGTTGCCATCATTGTAGCACCAAATGCCTTCGTTGCAGTACCAGCACTTGCAATTCCCGACGAAAACATCGAAAAACCTTGTTGGGCGAACTTACCAAAACTGCCTAATTTATCGGTCAATGCCGTGAAATATGGCGAAATACTGCCAGCATAATTACCGACATTACGTTGATAGTCGCCCATTGTGGCATCCATATCTTTTAGCGCTTGTTTCTGTTCTGCGATTTGTTTTAATATTGCTTTTCCGCCTTCCGAGTTGCGTTGTTCTGCTGATAACGATTTATATTCCTTTTGCAACTGCACCATTCTCGCACTGATTTCATTGTACGAGTCGCCTAAACTTGCGTTTGTTTTTTCGTTTACTTGCAGTACACCGATAAGCGATTTTTGTTCTCCCTTGAGTGCGGAAATTTCCTTTTCATTCCTCGCCAACTCATCGGTCATAAATGTTGTCGCCCCTGTAGTGTTCTTTATCGCTTCTCTCAGTTTATTTTGTCGCGATTTCATCTCATCGAGTTTGTCATTTACCTCAACGAGTCGGTTAATCGTTTTCTCGGCGTCAAACTGAACGTCTATGATAACTTGTTCTTCCATCGTTAGAAATTTAACTTAATTGATTTTTTGACCAATTTTGTAACGTCTGCCTTAATGTAATTGATATATTCGCTAACCAAAGTATAATAAATATCTACATTGTTTGCGTGTCGGTCTGTTCCACTTTTTGCGATTTTCCATTTCAAAGCATTTGCAAACTTTCTCCGCTCTCGCTCGTCCATCGAAATGCATTTGTCATTAGACCATTGATAAAGTATATCTTGAAAATTGTACGGTACTTTTCCCCCTTCTCGCCCGATTTCAAGAGTTCCCAAAGGTGCGTGGTCACCTTCTGCGGACACGAGTTTAACACCCCCATCGTACCGAATCACTTGTAAAGATTGCTCAGTACGATGGGAGGCGTTCTCTTTCGTTTCTTCCATTCTTGCCCGAATGGCATCACGCAATAACTCTAAATCGTGTGCGATTTCCTCAATCATATTACGATTGTTCCACGTGGAACATTACCCAAGTTTAATCGAAAAATATCCGTCTGCGTAGTGAGTTGTGTCAACGTCTTCAACAAGCACCATATTTGCACCCGACCAAAAATAAAGTTTAGATTCGATAGAGTCAAACCAAACCTTATCCGTTGCGATTGTGGCATATTTCACAAGTTGAAGCACTTCAGTTTCGGTAACCTCTTTGATTTTGTCATCACTATCGTCATAGATTTCCGCACCGATTTCCATTGCATCAATCTCCTCTTGTGTAGGTGTTTCTTCGAAATATGTGATATTAGACAACTGCAAATTAGATTCCGCATACGTGTAAACTCTTTGTAATTGGTCTAAATAATAGTCGGTAGTTACACCAGCAGTCGGGACAAATGCTTTTTCCTCGTCTTCCAATTCTACTTCGTAAAACAATTGCTCTATATCATCGTAATACAAGTCACCTACTTCGCACTCTTCTACATCCACCTCATCAATGTCAGGTACTTTTGCAAATTCGTGCAAAGTTTCCGCAGTTCCTGCCGATAGTGTTTTTGTTGCTACATTTGTGTTTGTCCACATTTCTTTCAATGTGCTATCAAAATATTTAAGACCAGCAGTTGCATCGGTTAATGCCGTTGATTCGCACGTTGCTTTGTCTGCGCATTTTTTAAATGTATATTTGTCTATTGTAGGAGTCGCAAGACCTCTAACAAGACTGCTCACTACATCATAGGCATAATTGCGCAATGCTTGTGATGTTAACTCAAGGAAATAACCTGCTATGCGCAAGGTCTTTGGGTTTAGTTCTTTTTCTGATGATGTGGTACATTCCAAGTTTACCACCATTCTTTCCGTGCCATTTGGCAACATAATTTGTACTGCTTTCATATTAATGTGTATTTATGTTTATATTACACAAATAAACACCACAAACGGCAGATTTGCAAACAAAAGCACATAAATAATTAAAAGGTAGCACAATCGTACTACCTTTTTAAAAAAACTTATTTATTCACTAAAAAAACAATGGATTCAATTTTCATAGTCTTGGCATCTGCCGTAAATCAATGGATGATTCAAATCGCAATAACCGCCTATCTCATCAAAAAATATACATCCGTTACAAGTACAATCGTCTGCCATATATCTTACTTTACAAGTACAAAGTTACACAATTTTAACGATAAACCAACAAAAGCAATGCAAAGTATTAACCAACACCACCACGGCACAACTTTCTTTGTCATCGTCCTTGTTTCGATTGCAGTATCGGTCTTGTCAATGTAAATCGTATCGGTTACGGCATTTGTTTTTTCCTTGTATATCGTTCTTGTCTGCGCGATGTAGATTGTGTCATTTTTCTGCCTAATTGTCACACTATCGTGTAGATAGATGCTATCACGCAAATGCTGCGTATGATTTATGATGCTATCTTTTGTAACATATTCGGTCTGCACCTTTGTTATGGTGCGACAACCGACAAACATCAATAGGCAGATAAGTATGATTGCATTTTTCATTCGCAGTACAATTTAACTTCTGCCTTCCTTCTATTCGTCAGACCTTGACTGACCACTCTACCGCAATACACCCATCTCATAAATTGCTCTTCAATTTTATAGATTTCTGCACCCTCATCTATTTTCTTGCGTAGTGTAGAGTCTGCGAATGCATTAATGCCTAAATTAAAGCAAAATGAGCATAGTGCATCAAACTGATTTTGATTAAGGTTACGCATATTCTGCGACAACCACCTTTCAATCGGTGTAATATCCTCAAGCAAATAGGCTTCTGCTTCTGCAACTGAAATCACATCGGTCTGCTTGACACATTTCGTGTGTCCGTATCCAATCGTCCAAACATTAGCAGGGCATCGGTATGCTTTCAACGAAAGTCCCTCGTATTTCTTTATTAAATCTTTGCCTTTATCAGTTATTTTCATTTCGCTCGGTGTTTCGGTTTTGGTTTTGGTTTCGGTGGTTTCGGTCGCAGTCTGCTCAATTTCTGCATTTACATTGTTATAGTCTGCTTTGCGACTAAACCACAATAAAAGTATTTCAATTATCCGTTTCATTGTCTATCATTGTTATCGGTGATGGTGGTCTTCGTTTTGAGCATTGTCTAACCTCGCATTTCCATTGCGATACCTCAAGTAAGTTTAACTCAAGGTCGGCAATTTTCTGCGTGTTTTTCAGGATTGTATTGCGTAATTCCGTTTTCTCGTCACGATGGTGTTCTATCTTTCCGTACAACTCGTCTATTTTCGAGTTTAGTTCTTTGTTTTCGTTCTTGAGTTCGTTGTATAGTTCTTTCCACTCGCCGATTGCAGTAACCTCGTTGGCAAGTTCCTTCTGCTTTCGGTCTTGCCTATAAAACAAAACACCACCACCAAGCACAACACTAATTAGACTAATTATTTCAGTTAGCGAAATATCCATCACTTTTTGCGTAATTGCTCAATTAATATATAAATCAGCCCAGCCAATGCGACTGACATTAGAAATATTGCAGTAATTGTTTCAATCATATCGTTTAGTTTTATTCTTGTTCGGGTTCGGGTTTTTCGATTGCGTAGTATTTACTTCGTTCGCTCCATTTTGCAGGGCGAACGATTTCCCACCTGTTTGTGCCGTCATCGGTTATATCGTAACCATCTTCTGCAATCAGTAACGGCTCTTGTTCTATTATGTGTTCCATATCTATTTACTTTTAACTATTAACTTAATTATGCACCCGCGAGTGTCCAATTTTTTGCCGTAAGTTTTGCAGTAATCGTTGCCGAAGCATTGACTACAGGAAAGACTGTTGTACTTTTTACTGTTAATGTATATGCTAATCCACTTACCGAATTGTCTGCTAACTTATCAACTATGTAATGCTCGAAGTTGTACAAAAATTTCTCTCGGTTGTTCGCAAATGTTTCGCCTTCGTCTACTAAAGAGTTGTCTGTGTCTTTGATTGCATTAGTCGCTATCCATCGTGATAAATTAAAATTTCCATTAAAATTCTGCCCTATTTCAAATGTTATCACGTTGTTTAACCAACTAATCCCTTTACCTCCTACAAATGTAGACTTGCACTCAATCAGTGACGGCAGTATTACTTTTTTAAAGTTCAAAAAGTAATCAAAGTTTGTTCCTCCATAAAACACATATCCTGTTGTAGATATTTTTTTTAATTTCGGCAATTTCATCGTGTCCAACGGAATCGTATCTAACCAACTCCAAGTGAACCAAATGTAAGAGTTCAATTCCTCCAATTCAGGCAATTCAAAAGTTGATACATTAGGAAACGGAAATGTTACGTAATTGTCCATAAACCCGCTGTTAATTACTTTTAATTTCGGACAAATAACAGTTGTAATTGCTTGATTGTCGCCATATATCAGATATCCGCCATTCAGCGTTTCTATGTCACTTGTAAATAATTGTACATTCGCATTGCCGTTTACAATATATCCGCTATTATGCTCTTTCACTCCGCTCAAAAACACCTCTTGACCCCAATCGGGATTTGTCGAAGCAAAAGAAATATCGTTAATTTCTCCACCATTGTAGATTTGCCTTATTCTGCCTACACTTGCAATATTTATGCTCGAAAATTTCCCCATCACTGCAATACTGCGAGGGCAAAGTGATTCTTGCGTAACAGAGAAAGGAATATTCTCACCGAGAAAGTAAAATACAACATAACGATTTACTTTATTGTAATCATCATCGTGCCAGACGTGCGTAGTTGCAGATGTGTAAAAATCTCCATCGCAAGTCAAATAGGCATCTGCACCAGATAATGCCAAACTATCGTAGCCTTTAAAATATTCTGCCACAATCCACGATTTATAGCCCACACGTTGTTTTTCGTACGCCAGTGCCAAGATATTCCAACTAATTGATTCAGGAAATGCCAACTTGGCTGCATCTTCTACTTGAACTGTAGTCGGTATGCTCACAATATCGGTCGCAAGTTCTGCGAGTGAGTGCGATGTTGATGATGTTCCACCTTTCGCAGTAATTGCCGAAGCGATTGCAGTCTTTCCCGATTGCAGTTCTGCACCGAGTCCAGCATTGCCTTGATTGTTTAATGCGTAAACCTCGTCTTGCGTACACCAAGGGTCGTAAGTTTTATCCCCTACTTTTACACCTAAAAATTTGCTCATATATATAAAATTTATTTTTCAACTAAAATAACGTAATCGTTTTCAATCGGCAGACCCTCAAGATGTAGATAGTCGGCACGTTCAAAAATATTTTCGCTTATTGGTATATTTACATTTACTACAACCTTTTCGATTAGTTCCTCATCGGTCACCTCGTACCGACCATTTTGCGTATAAGTAACTTCTTTCATTATCCCCTCAATATCAACTTTTACCCAATAATACTCGTGTACGTCAAACATTCCGTTGTCGCTAATATTGAGGGTGTGTGTCGGCTCGTATTCTTGGTCCTTACACGCATTAAATCCGTAAACCTCCTCTAATGTGATGTTAAACGCAATGCCCGTCAATATGCAATCAAACTCGTTATAAACTCTCGCAGTCTTTACATCTCCTATAACTTTCAACGCACCATCCGCCATCACCGACCTCAACCACGTGTTCGCTTTTTTCTTGACTGCTTCGATAATTGCTTCGTTCTGCATTGATTCAAAATCAAACTCCGTACGATTGACAAAAAACACTGCAACCGAAGCACGTTCACGATTCTGCGAAGCATCAACAATCAACGTAGTATCCTTGAGCAATTGCATAAACGCACAAGGTGTTGCGTTATAAGTTAACACCTCATTTATCGTATTTTCATCGTAATAATGCAAGGTGTAACCTGTTGCCGATTCGACCGATGATTTTATTTTGCTTATAATGCTCATTTGTATTTCGATAATTGAATTTTCGTTATTTCTTTTTTGAAAACATCGTTATTGTAGGCATCTTTTTTTGCTATTAACACCTCTGCCAACTTTATCTGCTCGGCTGATTCAAATGATTGCAAACCGAAATAGTCACGGACAAATATTAGTAAACTCTCTCCAAACGTGCAGTCTTGGCATTTTGATGATGCCGATTTCTCGTCAATGGTTTGTGGCATCGAGAAAGATGAATAAGTCTTGATAAATCTATCAATGTAGTTTTTCAACTCTCTCGCAAACAACACTTGGAATATCGTGCCATCATCCTTGATGTCGAGAAAAGATACATCACCGTTTGTGATGCGTATCAATTGACCGACCGACATCAATGCGAAGTCCTCTATTCCGTGTATCTCCAATGCGTGTTGGATTAACTGCGATTGTGATTCATCGGTCAGTATGTTCCATTCATTTTCTATTTCACTCCATTGAGTGTTATTCGTTACTTTCATCGTCAAAAATGAAATATTCACGAGGCGCACCAATGCCCAATGCCCACTCGCATTGCTCGGTGGTACTACAAACCGCTTCATTGATGTGTGTTCCGTTTACAATTATGCGTGTGTTCGGCACGAGTCTAATTGCCTGATGTTCGGCAGATTCCGCATTGAGTTCATTGTAGCATTTTAATGCTAAATCTATCACGCAGTCATTGCACCTACCTATCCTATAGGTAATGCCTAATTCATCTGCCACAGCTGTGACAAATGATTTTTTCCCACGTGTCAGGGCATTTGCGCCATCGTTAATTATCTGCTTTAATTGCTCTAATTTTTCCATAGTTCAATTATTTTATGCTAAAATAAAACGAAAATGAGTCACATACAAATAGATGCAACTCAAATTCTAAAAAAGTAATGACGCAAAAAATATTATGCCATAGTTTTTTGTTTGTACAAAGCATCAAACTCTGCAAATGTCAAAGCATAATCATCGGCAGGTGTTTCGCCAGTAGTCTGCTTACAATAAGCAACCTCATACCAACTTTCACTTGTTGACATTGTTACCACGATATCACCATTAGATGTTGCCTCGCTTTGTGCGATACCATCTGCGTTTACTTTCAAACCATTTTGGAAACCTACAACCTCAAATGAGCCGTTTCCGCATTTGTCTTTTTTCTCAAGAATAGCAACGAAACCAAGAGCATTTTTTACCAATGGCTCCACGATATCTTTCGATGTATTTGCACCACGAAGAGGAATGTGGAAACTAACAGTCTTGGTAAACTCGATTGTACCATTGTCACCATTTGATTGTTTTGCAGTATTCTCAAACGGAGTGATGTAGTAATTTTCGATGCCGATGAATGGAGTCGAAGACTGAGCAGTCGTGATTGCAGTAATTTGGCGAGGATTTGAAGCCAATTGAGTGTAAGTCACGTTTGCATCAGAGACTGGGACAAGCAATGCACGTCCCGTGTAACCTCCTACTATTGGATTGTTGCAGTTCGGTGCGATTGATTTTGCAACATCCGTTAAACAACTTGTAATTGCCATTTTAATCTAAATTTAATTGTTAAAAATAAAAATAATTTGTCTTGAAAAATATCTTTGCCACGTCAACGATTTGAGGGTTGCGCAATGCACCATCCTTTAGCCGTACGATATCCAAGAGTCTTGCACATTCTGCCACATTCTCATTTGTCACCAATTGCGCTTCAACTTTCTCGCTATTGTTTGGTGAGTTTTTCGAACGTGCGCCCGAACGTGTTACAAACACATTGTCACGGCACATAATTAGATATGCCAATGCCATAACTGCAGATTTAACATCTGTATCTTGTGTTGTCGCAGTCGGTAAGATAGGCAAAACATACGCAGACATTGCAGTTGTTTCTGCCTTGTTTATGATGTTTTGCGATAGTTGCAAACTTACTTTATATCCGTTATTTTGGTAATCAGTTGCTGTCATAGATATTTGTTTTGCAAAAGGTAGGTGGATTGATCCACCTTACCTAATGGTTTGTTATGCGTGTGATTTAAGCACTGCTGTAGAAAGCAACCCGTGAATTTTACCACCAATATTGCGCTCCTTCTGGTAATTTACTGCGTTCTTTTCGTACAATGGGTAAACAAAGTTTTTATATGCTTTCTCACATACCCAGTACTCTTGAGGAACGAGGCAGATAGCATCAACTGATGTAGATGCTTCGATGATATCTAATGCAATGATTTCTTTTACACCGAGCTGTGATGCGATTTCCTCTTTTGTTTTGTACGATTTTGTACCACCCGAAGCAAAAACAAATTCACTCAATGCAGTCAAATTGCTTGTGCCAATAACCAAAACCTTTCCGTATCCGTATGGGTCACGTACTGCATCACAAATTGCTCTAACTTCTGCGATTGTTGGAGTTGATGCAGCCGCAGTATTAACTGTAGTAAATGCGTCACTTGATGATTTTGTGCCTATAGTTTCGAAAGTTGACAATCTATCATTAGCATCGTTGGTTGTGTCACCAATCAAAATTGCCATTATGATAGTATTTACGATTTGTCTATCCAACTCTTCGCTAATCCAAGCAAGGAAACGAGCATCTTCACCAGCACGAGTGATTTCGTCCATATCACTCAATGCAACTTGTTGACGTTTGTAAACGTATGCAGTTATTATTTGTTTGCCAGTTACCGACAATGATTGGATAACTTTTTCTGCAACCTCTGCGCTACCCCATTGTTTTGCTAAGATACCTTTAGCAGCCGAAATAGTGTCGGTATTGTAGAAGAATTTAGTGTACATTGTTTTGTAAAGTTGCTTGTACAATGGATGGTAGTCACCCCATTTTTCAACGATTGTGTAGTCAATTACATCGTTAAATGAGAAACCACTAATACCATTTTCACGCAAAATTGCATTTACGTTGTCTTCAACTGCATCTTTGTTTTGTGAACGCAAAATAGCACCTGCTACTTTGTTTTTAACTTCAACAGGCAACTCTTTGTTGATGCCGTTAGTTACTGCTGACAAACGTTTTGCGATTGCGTTTGCTACTGCTTCCTCAGCACTTGCTGATGCTTCGCCTTTGAGTTCATCAAATTTTGATTTAATCATACCTTCGAAGTCTGATGCAGAATACTCAGTTTCGCTTTCTTCGATTTCGGTGATTAATGAAAGTAATGCTTCTTTCAATTTATCACCATCTTCGTCTAATGAATTTTTGATTGCTTTTCTAACTTGAGAAAAATCAACGCCGTTAAAAAGTTTTTTCTTCATTTCTAATCAAATTAAATTGTTAATAAAAAGTATGTTATTTAAAAAATTTCTTTTGTTTCTTCTCTTTTTTGCGCTTGTCTGCAAAGGTCAGTGTGTTTTTGGTTTCGGTTATATTTTCGTACTTGACTGCATTTGCTGGAGTTGTGACCAGTGACACCGACAACAAGTCAAATTTGTTTATCTGCATATAGTCAAATTCACCATCTTTTGTTCGCTTAAACTCGTAGTCAGTTGCATAACCATACTTTGAGAAACCTTGCAAAATTCCCTCTTCTATTCTCACCTTGATTGCCTCATAGCACTCTATCTTTCTCGGGATGTATGCGACAAAGTAAAGACCTACATTGTTAATTTCTGCATATATCACTCGCCCGATGCAGTCACGTACGTCTTGTGAGTGTTGTACATCCACAGGCAGATTCAACTTGTTGGCTACAAAATAGGTTTCGATAAAGTCGGTGAATGCCTCCTTGCTATACCTCTCGCCATTCTCGTTTGTTTTGCCAAATTTCATTTCATATCCGTACACGAGCATACCGCTCAATCTCTCTGTATCATTGTCGTTCTTGGTAATGGTTGATGCTTGGATATTATCCACCTCTTCCCACTTGCCGATGACTGTTGTATCTTGTATCTTGACTGCTTCCATATTAAATTATTGTAGTTTTTTCTCGTTTCGGTTTGTTGTAAATTGAATAGTCAACATTTAGTCCCATATCTTGCGCCATACGCACAAAAGTCTTGTTTAGCAACCGTTCAAACGATTGATATTTGTTAAAATCTCCCTCACGTAACTCACTACCATTGCTCAAACTCTTGCTACTTGTCGCATCAATAATTGCTACCTGATTAGCAGGTACACGTAACTTGTCACATATTGCAAGGATTGCCACCCGTACTCTATCGTTTGTACGTGTGTCTAACTGCGCAAGACTAATGATGTTGAAATCCATTTCACGAGGCAAGACCATTATGCTTTTTTGACTGCTTAATGCTCCGTACTCGCTTTGTATCTCTTTTTCCAAGTCCTCTTTTTGATTCTTGGTTAGAGTTATTGGTGTAGGTAGATTTGTGGCAGATTTTGGCGAAGCCACAACAAACGCACCAAGTCTTTCCAATGTTGTGTTACTTGCATTTAGCGCATTGTCAAGGTATTTGACGAACGGATTGCAAAAAGCAAAGTCAGACATACCTTGAGTTTGGTATGTGGCAGATTTAATCACATAGCACTCGGTATACTTTGTTCTGTCGTTCGGCTCGGCATACAAGTCCTTGCCATCGCCTCGCTTTGTAAATTGGTTTTCTGCCAACACCTCAAGACCCATATTGCTTTTGCCTATTACCACGTATCCGTCAAGCAATAGACGATTCAAAACAAACTGACCGTTATAGTTGAAAAATGCATTGAATGAATAGAAATCATCCTTCTCGCCACTCACATACTGAAACGTTACATCATTGGCAAGGTCTGTCAACAGTTCGCTAATCGAAACAAATGCAAATCTACCAAATGGTAGTCTGCCGATGTTCCAATCACCCGAAAAAAATTGTCCGTAGTGTTCGCTTATCTTGTTTGTGCCTCGCCTAAACGCACGTAGTATGTAGTCACTTATTTTCATTTGCTAATCGTTTGATTGATGCAAATGAAATAAGGATTTTACGCACAAACAAAAAAATGTGTGCGAAATTATAAAAATTTATGATTTGAGAAATCGTTGAAGCATAACCGAGGAAGCAACCGCATCAATATTGTCATCGTGTTCGCACTTCGTATCAAAGTCATACACTTGCTCTAAAAACTTGTCAAGCGCATCCGTTTCGTGCCATTGCAGATTTTTTATTCCCTCGTACTGCGCAACTATTCGGTCAAATTTTTTGCCACGACTATACCAAGCATTTATAGGTAGTTCGCTATTTATGCAGTATTCGTAGAAATCAATACCAATGATACCATTTGTTTCAATGTATATCTGCAAGTCATCGTACTTTGATGCAAGGTCTCTCAGTTTCTTCGCTTGTAGTTCTCGGCATCCGTCATTGACCGAATCAACCTCAACGATATAGGTACGGCACTCAGTCGGTGAATATGCAGACGTGACGATTGGAAACCAGTCGGCTCCACGCAATGCTGATGGGTCGCAAAATGTGACAAAGTTAGTTAGGTCGGTAGGTAGTTTGTCGGTCTTGACTATATCCATCGGTGAAAACACTTTGCCAATTATTTCGGCATACTGACCACAATAGTATACAAGGTAGTTTCTCCTATCAATCGGTGATGCATCGGGTCGGTCACCGAGTTCCTTTAACTTGTAAAAATATTCCAATTGTGGTTTTGACAAATTACCCTCGTTATCTTTCCAAGTTGTATTGCAAATGTCTTGCTCGCTAAAAAAGTCATCAACCCAAAATTTTATATTAGGATTGTAGTCAATGATAACACCTTTGCGAACGTTCGCCATCAGGTCAATGTATTGTTGTTTACTAAAATTGTTTGCCTCGTTGATGTAGAGCCAATCACACGCAACACCTTTGGCTGTTTCTGAATCGGCATATGAGTTAAAAAATAGTTTGCCTTGGTTTCCATTGTCTGCTGGATACTTGGCGTTGATTTGCCTTGGGGATTTTTGGATTTCCCACCAACTCTGGTAGTTAGTTCTGATAATGGTTTCGCAGTCTGCATATGCACCCAACCGACCTTGCTCCATTGTCATACTTGCCACATTAACAACATCACCTTGCGATGCCTTGCCAAGTAAGAATTGACAAGCAAAGTAAGTCTTGCCGCTTCTGCGACCGCCGCATAAGACAAAAGAGGAAGCACCTTGTGCAATCCTCTTCTCAAAATAGTCTGCTATTTTTGCGTTAATCGTCATTTTCGTAGTATATCGAAGTCTTGCATTTTCACATCGTTTTCAACAGTTGTCTTCTCCTCCCCGACCAATTTTTGTATTTTCAGCAAATCATCAAGAGTCGGCACACCTTTCATCACGTTCTTGATTGCTTTCCAAATTCCATCGTCTTGCCTTGTTGTGCCTTTCTCGTCAATGGTCTGCAATAAAAACTCTTTTGCTGATTCGCTCATTAGTTTGTTGCGCATTCTTTTCTCGACCCCTCGCCTTTGCATTTCTCTTGGGTCAAGGGTCACACCAAACTGACCTTTTTTTCGCTCCTCGTCTGTAAATTCGTGTAATGGCATAATGACCGAAATTTGTGCGTTATCACTTATTTGTCTTAAAAACTCTCATAGGTGCAAAATAAACGTTTGTTTATGTTTCTGCCAAATAAATCGGTTATAAGTTTTCAAATATACTCAATTGGTCACCTGCTTGATATTGTCGCTCAAAACATAAATGCTCTATTAGACCCTCATATCGCAGACCGAGTTCGCAAGACCACTTCACGCACCAACTTCCGTGTGGCGAATTTTACTTATGTAATCGTATGTTTCTCGTGCTTCAAATGAGTCACTATTGTCCAGCCATATATACGTTCCGCTTTGCTTCTCTCTATTATCGTATAGTTCCGTAAAATCTGCCATAAATTTTAAATTAATAGTGTTCAAAACATTGCTTATCTCTATCCCAATACATTCGGCTCTTCGCCAAGAATGACTGCGCTTTTTCGCTTGGATTGTAATTGATTGCTTCGTCTTCCAAAAACATCGGGTCTTTTTTCCCAATCGCATACTTCACCTTGCGCAGTATATCTAATTTCGTGCCGAGTCTGTCAAAGAGCGCTTTGATTTCCTGATACTCGGTCGCATCGTAGTGCTTTGCTTTTTCCATATGCTAAAATTTTAATACGTCTGCACTACCAATAAACTCTTTCGGTTTTTTCGCATCTCGCTCTTCTTTGGTCTGCGCAATCGTAACTTGATTGTAGTGACCGAATTTCTCCTCACCTTTGTAGTTAGATGTGATTGAAAGGTTGACATATAAGTCACCATTATTTGTTTGTCCTGTTGCTATCTTTTTTTCTGCAATAAGTTTTTGCAGTTTTGTTAGGTTAACTGATAGGTTAACGATTTCGTTTTTATTCAATGAAGTTCTTACCATTGTTTTAAAATTTAGATTGTAAATAATTTTTGTTTGTTAAATTTTCCGTTTTTGAATAGAGTGCAAATAATATCGCATTCACCAGACCTTGCGTCAAAATGGCAAGTCATCGGCATAGAGTGGCACGTAGTTTGATTTTGTCGGGTCGGTTGATTTTCTGCCGACAATTGAAGTTGTTTGTCCATTGTTGTTTGTTTTAGTTTCGTTGTCAAAATTAGTTATATTGTTGTTGATAGTCAAAGGTTTTTCAATATTTTTTTCGTTGAGGTGCGATTTTGTATCATCTGATGTCCAACCTTTATACGCCTCACAGTATCTGTTGACGTCTGCACTATACAAAAATTTGATTGTCTTCCCTGCCATACCTTGGAAGTTGTTTTTAACTTTCCCGATGTACACCTCAACATCACCATTTGAAAAATCCCGATGTAAAGACAAACCTAAATCTGTTTTTGCAAAAAAGTTAGCACTACCGCTTATTGAATACATTGATGGTGATTTTGTATATTCGTCGTTGCCGTTCGGCTTCGTTGGATGAGCAACAAGAACAACAAGTAAATCGTGTTCATTGGCAAAGTCTTTGATTTTTGAAAGTAAGTTACTGATGTAATTGGTTTCGCTTTCTTTTCCTTGCTCACTTTCGATGTAGTTGTATGGGTCAAG